GTGTTCAGCGTCTCGTTATACCAGCTTGTGTGCTGTGTGCGCTTGCGCCATGCGCCACCGTCAGAGTCCTTGGAGGTGTCATAGACGAACACATCGACTGCTGTGTCGGCTTTAGAGGCTGCTATTTCTGCAAGCTGAGTGTTGGTGAATGTCGGGTCGTCCGTGGTGGCAACGCCTTGGTCCAAAGCCTTAACCGATGCTTCAGAGGTCAACTCACTGTCCATGAGGGCGCCAGCAGCAGTGACATTGGCCGTGTCGGTTACGTCTGCATTACTTTCTATACCAGATAGTTTCGTCTGTTCAGCATCAGTAAAGGCATTCGTATCAAGGTTAGACTCGTAAGCAGTTTTAATCTCTAATGCAGTTTGATCTGCCGTAGCATTACTTTCGATTCCATCCAGCTTAGACCCGTCAGCCGCTACGTCACGACCGTCTACAGTGCCTGTTACTGTGATGTTGCCGTTTACGGTGGCTGCATCAGTCGTCATCTCCAACGTTGTGATCGCAGGAGTGCTTTGAAAAAACTCGGTTCGAGTTACAGAGAAGTTTTCGAACGTGCTAGGGCGTGCAATAATGAACTCATCCGAGTCCAAGATGTTGGCTCCAGTAATCGGGGTGAGCTGCGAAATTTTTGAGTCAGCCATTACAGGCTCCTTTTAAGCTGCGACTGGCGTCCAGATATCGTTGGTGTTGGTGTCTATCTTATCCCATGTCGCTCCGTCCGTCGAGGCCTCTAAGAGAACAACAGCGCCGGCCGCTGGCTCCTGCAAAACGAAGTCGCCGTTTTCCAAAAGCAAAACAAATCGACCGATGGGCAGCCATAGCGCATCCGAACCGGGAATCACGGAAGACCAGACAAGGACGCGACCAGTGACGCCCGTGCCAGACACTTCCGATGGAAACACCACAGCCTGCGCGGAAACCGTGATATCCCCAAGAGCCGACACACCAGCGACGCCAGTTACCGAGACATTGGCAAGCCCAGTGACCGTTACCGTGCCGACGGCACCTGTTGCGGAAACGCCAGTTACCGGGACATTGGCAAGCCCAGTGACCGTTACCGTGCCGACGGCACCTGTTGCGGAAACGCCAGTTACCGAGACATTGGCAAGCCCAGTGACCGTTACCGTGCCGACGCCACCTGTTGCGGAAACGCCAGTTACCGAGACATTGGCAAGCCCAGTGACCGCCACCGTGCCGACGCCACCTGTTGCGGAAACGCCAGTTACAGGAGCGCCAGCTTCCGCCGCCGCCACCACAGGAGCGGTTTGCTCCACCGTGACCGCTTCGTTGTTTTCAAGCAGAACAACGTCGCCCCCTTCAAGCTGAAGGGGTACGCTGGCTCCTACCTCCCCGGAGCCGAAAGTGCCGGTGACTTCAACAAGCACCGAACCACCCGTTACTCAATCAGGACGATGGCGTTGGATGCGTCGGCCGTTGGGAACTGAACCGTGAAGTCACCGCTGGTTGACGTCTTGTCCGCACCAAAGTCGAGCACGGCAACGGCTGGATTGCCTGCGACGGTTGAGTTGTAGATCAGCGCGCCTCGGGCCGTGATGGTGGCGTTGGAAAACACGGCGTCGTTGAAGTCGATAAACGCCGTGGTGCCGCTGGTGCTCACTGCTGTGCCCACAACAACCAGATCCAAGCCGCCGGCGGTGTAGCCCGTGCCGCTTGTTTCGTTGGTGGTGGTGTATGCGGTGGTCGAAGCATCAAGCGTCGCCGAACTGGTGTACAGCGCGATCTTGAACGTATGAGTGGTGAAATCGTGGACGCCTTCCATAAGCTCCTGCTTAAAAGAGGTCGTCATTGCCTGTGTGATAGCCATCTGCGGGTCTCCTAGCGGCGATACGTGTCGTCTTCAGCTTGAGTAGCCAAAGCACCAAGTTGCTGGAGGGCTGTTTGATACCGCTGCATAAACAACTGCAACAACGCGGGGTCGCCCTTCATATAAGTATACGCTTCCACGAGCGATCCGTAAAGAAGCACGGATTCAGCGTTTTCGCCAAACCACGACACCCCTGCGTCGACGATTGACTCAGGGTCGTAGTAGTAGTGAAGCTCCGCAGTGTAATCCACGTCGGCCGTCGGACCGATGATGAAGTTGCCTTCCGTCCCCGAGCTGTCACCATCAAACTGCGCATAGAACCGAGGCTCCCCAGTGTCCGACGGGGAGGGGTAAAACTCACGGATAAAGCTTACATCCTTCTGTAGCAGATAGGTGTAGTTTCCGTTCGGCTTGATCACAGCCAGAGAGTAAGGCGCCAAGAAGTCGGAAGGCCGCGCCAAGTACCGGCTGTTTGACCGCAGCGTTGCCGTCGCGTTTTTGCGCAGCTCAGGCAAACGAACAGAGCGCTTGATGCGCTCTTCGGCTTGACGCACAAACGTGGGAATATTCGCCACGAATGACGTTTCGGTGTATTCGGTATAGTCCTGAATACGTTGTACAAGCTCGTTGTAGTTCATGATGCCTCCACGGATACAAGGCCGACCTTGCCCACCAGTCGTATTCTCGGCACGTTGTAGGTCTCCACTGTAGGAATACCTACTACGTAAACTTTCAGCGGCTCCTTCCGATCAGGGCGCGGATTGCGCAGTGCCTGCGGATCTGGACCGACCTTCGGCGGTTCAAGCTGCGGGTGCTTCGGCTCAAACTCGTCGGGCCCGACCAACGCTCCCGTCCACTCACGGCGCATGTCCTTGAGCCGATACCGGAAGCCGGATCGGTCGGAGATGCCCCATGCGTTTTTGTCGGAAGCAAAAGCCATCAGCGCCTCCGGTGCGGAACAAGCTGCAGCGGTACGCGGTCTTCATCTTCTTCGGCAGCGCGCTGGAACTCTTCTTCATACACAGCCTTGAGCAGCTGCACGCGGTCTGGGGCGCGCTTCATCGACAGGTAGTAGGCGAGACCAGCAACCATGCACGGGTAGAACCGGTAAGGCACCGCCGTGGTTTCGGTCAAACCATCTGCGTCCTCGATCCGACGAACGTAGTAGAACACCAGCTGGTCAGTCGAGTTCTCGGGTGTTTGCCACAGGTTAATAACAGGGGCGATTTGGCGGTTGAAGTAGAACTGCGAGGGTCGCCCTTGGCTGGTCTTGTTCGGGAAGTCCAGATAGTCGCCGCGGCTGATTCGCTCCATCTCGTAGTCCGTGCCGTCGCGGCGAAGCGCCATTTCCAAAATGTCGGCGACGTCTTCACCAAGGGTCTCTTGTGCCTGACCTTGGGTCACGGTGATAACGTCCTGCTCGACGGTCCAGAGGTTCAAGCCACGGTTCACCCACTCAGCGAACATCAGGTTCAGAGACCGGCGTGCCGTCTTGGCATCGTAGCCCGTGCGAACTTCGAGGCCGCACCGCTCGTACGCCTCCTCGATGATCTCACCGACGTCGATGTTAAAGTCTCTGGAACCGGAGGTGGTCATGGGTTACACCATCTTCGTGTCGCGAACGCCACGGTTGCCCATGACGCAGCCGCCGTTCTTGAATTTTTTGACCAGCGCCCGCTCAAGCCCGCCATCCTTGTTGCGAAGCTCTGGGCCTTCGCGGCGCGGCGGTTTGGGCGGACCCTGTTTTTGCCGGTCACGGTCGTTTCGTTCCATCTCTCGACGGATCTGGCCCTTAGGCGGTTGACGGTCCTCAGGGGTTTGTCTAGCCATCAGCCTTTGACCTTACCGCCGCGCATCATCTTGACCTTACCGCCGCGCATCATCTTTTTGGTGCCAGCTTTCTTGGTGGTCGCCTTCGCACGACCGGAAGCGGGTTTTGCGGTTTTGTTACCGCGCATCATTTTCTTGGTGCCGGGCATAACTGTCTCTCCTTTGCCTGCGTTCCACGACCAACCTGTGGTAGTCGCAATGGTCATACGACTCATAATAACCAAGTTTTTCCAGCTTTGCAGCAGAATTGTCGAGGTCAGTGAGTCTCTGCACGAAGATAACAGCTTCGTCGCTTAAATGCGAGAGCACCCAACAGTCTATTCCAGCGTCGCTAAAGAAGTCGTTCAAAGCGTCAGCGGCTGCCTCCAGATGGTCGTAGGTTCCAGAATAAGACTCGTCCACAACCACGATTACGTCCAAGTCACCGTCCAGCGCAGATGCCGAAGCTAAGACCTCGGGCCAAAGCACGTCTGTTTCGACCACCTCCACGCGGCCAGCCTCCCATGCAGGCTTGGCAAAAGGACACAGAGGAAGATTGGTGTCGGGATCGACCTCCGCTAGGTTATCAATCCACTGCTCAATCAAAAGATCCTCACCATTCCGCCGTTGGCCTTTTTGACCTTGGCCTTCTTGGTGTTGGAGACCACTGTCTTGCCTTTAGCGCTAGCCTTTTTCTTTTTGCGGGCCGTGGCCCTGCGCTCAGACTTGCTCAGCGACTTCGCCTTGCTGCGTGGGAGGCAGCGGTCGGGGTTCTTCTTGTCTTTGGACGTCCCGCACTCCCCAGCTATGTTGCCGCTGGAGTCGATCCGAACCCAGTTCTGGTCGCGCCATTTTTTGAGCTCGCCCATCAGAAAACCCTCACAAGACCGCCTTTGGCCTTTTTGTTTTTCTTTTTGCCTTTGGCGTAGTTCGGGTCTTTGCAGTATTTGCTAGCAGCCATGTTGGCGTAGGCGCTTGGGTACGTGTCAAACGTACGTTTGGCCCACGCTTTGCCTTTGGGACAGATCTTGTTGCCTTTCTTTTTCTCGGCCATCGACCATCTCCTTACTTGATTGGGCCACCATGCAACCACGCTCGACACACACGGTCGCCAGCGCATTTGAACCCAAACAACTGGCAGTAACCCAAGTCGGCGGACT